CGGCTTCTGACAGGATTCCCGCAAAAATGCAGAAATTCCGTTTGGAGCTGATGTCAAATCGACATGTAGCTGAAAGTTGGTACTCAGTAATGACGAAACGGGACTTCTTTATTAAAGCCACGGGACAATCCGTAAGATGGTCGGTAGGTCAGCCTTTAGGCTTACTATCTTCCTTCCCAAGTTTTGCTCTATGGCACCATGATATCGTTCAATTCGCTAGTAATTGGGAGAATATACATAAAGGGAAACCTTTACGTTTCTTCAAACAATACAAGCTATTGGGTGATGACATTGTGATATTTAATAAAGTCGTGGCACGACGCTACCAATGGTTACTAAGGAAAATTGGTCTAACGATCAATTATTCTAAGTCAGTCATTGGTGATCAAGAGAATTACCAAATAGAGTTCGCCAAAAGGCTAGCTTTAAGAGGTAAAGAGATGTCATCAATTAAATATAATATTCTTAACAAGAATGACATACTTAGTATGTTAGACTTAGTCGAGATATTGTATAAAAGAGATTTCATTTCTCCAGATACAGGCCATTGTGGTTTGTCTCAGGTTCTTAAATCAGAGGACCTTCGACGCTTTCAGTATATGTTGTGGCTAAGAGCTTCTGTAGAGCCCACACTCAATATTGAGTATGGTAACTTTACCTTGAAGCTCACTCGTGATGAAATAATACAAAGTATTATAACAAAACGAACCGCAAACATAATACAGAAAGCGATGGAGATTACCCCTCTAGATATGGAAACAGAATTCCCAAATCTTGTGAGGAATTTTCAATCCATCGGCGTGTCTTACAATGAGAAGACCTTGGCAGATAGGAGTATAGGATCCCTTACAGGATCCCACCCTATTGTGCTTGCTTTAACTCAGACATCACGAGAACTACAATTCCTAATGTTCTCAGTATTGGACGATTTAGAGCCAGATACTGTATCTCCGGTTGAATACTTACCAGTTGTATCTAGCAAGAGTTACTATAGTGACCGCAAGGCCGCTAATAGATACTTAAGCGAAATACTTCTAGCGTGCTACCAAGAGGCGCTGGATGATCAACGACCCAAAGAGTAGAAATTCTTGTAACCTCGAAAGGCTACACCGGGATAAAATAGGTGTAGTGGCGAAAGCCTGGCTATTACAAGCAGACAACCCCGTAAGGG